CTACAATTTTGAATATTTCATTTTTGTGAGGACTTATATCTAGATCTATCTCTACAATATCTCCAAATTTCTCACGGATGAGAATTGCTTTGTTCATCTTAAAGTTCTCTCATAAAAAAATATCAACTAAATGTAAATGAATAACAGGATCCTTTTAGGATTTGCCATTGTGTTTGTTGTTGCGTGGATGATATTCCGGTCTCAAGAGAAATATCAATCCGGTCGCATCGACTATCGACTTGCTTTTGTGGATACCAATCCTATGCGTCGTGTATCTGATGCTTTTGATTCTCCTGATCACAAGAATGTATATGAAGGACTTCCTTTGCCCTAAGTGAATAAAGAAATGACTAATTATAATACAATAATGGATAATAAGACTCGAAAATTTGTGATTGAGCGTTTGTCCACACTTCTCGAGATTCCAGAGGATAGCACTATATGTATTAATCTCGAGAAATGTATACTAAATCATGCAACTGATAGAGCTAGATCTATGGGTGAAGAAGCTGCGTGGGACAATCATAAGTACGCGAGTATTTATAAACAAAAATTTTTAACAATTCAAAAAAGTTTGAAAGATAATCCAAAATTAAAAAGTAAAATTTTAGAAAAGAAATTGAAAACACAAGATGTGATAAATATGCGTCCAGAACATTTGTGTCCAGATGGATTGTATGCAAAACAAATCGAAGAAAAAATTCATAAAGATATGAAAAAAGAATATCTTTCCCGTGAAATAAAAAATCAAGAAGGTTTCTTCAAATGTGGACGTTGTAAGTCGATGAAAACGACGTATTATCAATTACAGACGAGATCTGCTGATGAACCCATGACAACTTTTGTGAGTTGTCTTAATTGTGGTCGAAATTGGAAATGTTGAGATAGTGTTCGGAGCCTGTTAAATCTGTTGGCATGTCACCTACAGAAAGAATGAAATTATATGGTAATTGTTTTTTCATAATATGTTTCGTTTCTGCACTCGTAAAACCCAAATAATTATATCCAATTTCATAATTCCTGAGTTGTTCGATCGTCCATTGGATAACATGTTTCAAACCTGGTCTAGCTGTGATGATCACGATCTTATAACCCATGTGTCCGGCTATGTTGAGTAATTCAATAATCGCGTCATTTGCTCGTCCACTTGTATAAATAAGTGTATCATCTATATCAAACATCACGGCATCCATTGGCTTTATATTCCTGTTTGATATATAATGAATACCCCAATTTTTCAGGTTATCCATTTATTATTATTAAAGATTTAAATTCAAATTCGTATAGATATGATCATTGATGTTGAATGTGAAGATGGTACAACTCAGATTGCTAGAACTGTTTTAGAAAATCAAGATTCATATATTGTTAATTTTCTCGAAAAAAATAAAGAAAGTTTTTATCATTTTATTGATGAAGATGAGGAAGTGTCGAAAGAGTCTGTATCTGGGTTTTATGATGTTGAAACATTAGAAGAGACGGATCTTTTTGCAAAATTTCCACAAGGATATGTCCTTCTCGATGATAGTGAAGACGAGGATTTTGAATGTTCAACTTCTGACGAAGATGATTCAGATGATGATATTTCTCTCGTTGATGAAGAAGAAGCCTAAGTTAAAAATATTAATTTTAAATATATAAAATGGACTATAAAGAGCCGAAAAAACGCGTGACTAAAAATGATAAGAAAAACAAAAAACAAGTGTATTCCCAAAAACATGTAAGAAACTTACTTAAACAAAAGGAGGCATCTTTAGCAAAGAAAAACGATGGCTCCTTACACCCCACCCAATGCTCACTATTCCCAAATGGACGTCTCTGAATACACTGAAGACCAAATTTTCTCGTTCATCGGTAAGACTGGAAAAAGGTTTTATTGGTTGACACATAAACTTGGGCTTGATTATTTGTGGTATGACAAGGAACGTAAAGTTATCGAAATTTGGGGTCCACTTTACACACATCAGGATCAGCAATCCGCTCATCTTATTGAGGCGGAACTAGACTTTTTTCTGAAACCTAAGTTAGAGGATACGACATCCGAAAACCAAGATGAGCATGTTCAAGCGACCGTCGCAGCGTGTTAGAAACGATAAAGATGTTCCCAAGACTCGACCTAGTGAAGGGACGATTTTATATGATATTATCAAACAAACTCCGACACAATTTTACGAACCTAAAAAAGCGCCAATTTACATGACGGAATCTTATTTGAAAATGTTAAAATCGAATAACGAACGTATGGGAATTCCATACATTGAACCCGTACTTCCAGAAGCAACCCGACATCCAGATCCCGCGATTTCAAAAGAACCTGTTCTCACTTTTGGTGATCGTGTTTATGTAACCTTGAAAGTTCTTAAAAGTGGTATTGTCAGAGTAAAGGTAAGTGGAGCTATCGCAGCGTTATACGAAAAATATTACAAACGTGCCGTTCAACCACCGATTAAGGAGATCGTCCAAGCGTATAAATCTCACGGATTTAGTAAAGAATTTCTCGAAAAAATTAAAAAGAGTCACGATAAAAAAATGGTATTTGCTAAGAAGGTTCCAAAGATTTTGGAAAAGATCTTCGACAAGGAACCGGTGAAAAAGCCAAAGAAAGAAAAGAAAAAGGAACCTGAAGAAGAGATTGAGAATGAAGTTCCAGAAGAAGAAGAGGAAGAAGACATTCCAGAGGAAGAGGGACAGATGGACGTCGAACCAGACGAGGAAGAAGTTGTGGAAGAAGAGGAATATTTTTCTGAACCAGAAACCTAAGTATAATCTATAATTGTAATAAATCAACTTGAAATGTTTGTGACCAACGTTGTTCTCGGCAACCAAATCCTCGATCGTGGCTTCTTCTATAACCTGAAGGAAGCGACGTATCACGCCAACCAACAAGCGAAGAATAAAACCTGGAAACTCTCTGACGACTGTGTTTTTTTCGGTGACGTCGAAGTTCGAGTCTACGACACCGACGACTACAAGAATGAACATTTTCTTTCTTTCACTGATTCCCATTGAGATTGCGGAGATGTCGTGCGACCAACATGTGGTCAAAATCCAATTGGAAATTTGCCAAATGCTCTACACTGCTTGGTACTTTTCCAATGAGGAAAACTATGTTCATGAACACGCACCCTACACCAAAGATGGAAAGCGACGTGGCTATCGTCCCGCACATAAGAAGCATCCGATGACTATGTGGGTTGGTTCGAGCCTAAAAAATTACATGTACGCATGCAAGATTGGAATGGCTCTAACACTCGAGTACACTCGTAGATATGGAAAAGTACATACTTGTGCAGAACACCTCACGTGGCTGATGAATCATCATCCATCCCAATTTGAAGAGAGGAAAAGTGATACAGCCTACTACTCTGATGAAGGTATTCCCGAATGTATGCCTGAACAATACAGATGTCCGAGTATTGTTGACGCATATCAAATGTATTACATGATGGAGAAGATGAATTTCGCTAGATATAAAATCCCAGTGAATACCAAATGATTGTAGCTACGACTTTTTTCAATCATCCACACATCAAAGGTGAAATCGAATTTCGAGAGAAGGGTAGTAAAGTTGTAATCAAGGGAATGTTGAAGTCCTCAAAGTTCAAAAATAGCACGCATGGTATTCACATTCACGAGGCGGGTGATCTTTCAGATGGATGTATGGGTGCGTGTGGACACTTCAATCCATATGGTAAGAAGCATGGTGGTCCAGGTTCTAAAGAGAGACATGTGGGCGATCTCGGAAACATTCGTTTCGACTCGAAAGGTATCGCCAAGTTTAGTATGGAAGATGATCTGGTCAAACTCAGAGGAACTAAAGCCAATGTCATAGGAAGGTCTCTCGTCATCCATGAAGATCCAGATGATCTGGGTATGGGTGGTCACTCGGACAGTTTGACAACTGGACATGCGGGTAAACGTATTACATGTGCGGTCATTGGATATTCTAAAAAAATGTGTAAATAATATGTGTCCCCATGGAGAAGTTATGATATATTGCAAAGTGTGTAACGCTGGACCTATATGTATTCATAGCAACATCAAAACACTTTGTAATATATGTATTAATGCAGAACGTTGTGAACATAATCGAAGAAAAATGCGTTGTACAATTTGCTTAAAAAGATGACGTCATTATATATAAACGATGTTCAGCATCGCAAATAATTTTACGGCTCCCCCTGTCAAAATCACATCTGAGCGTAAGCCTGAGTATCATCCAAGGACTTACAGTCAGTTTGTCAAGGGACTAAAGAATAATGAACTTCCCGCTGTTATTGTGAAGCCAAGTGAGAATGTCGCTCAATTTCAAGAAGAGAATGGTGACTATGGCGACGTTCGTATCGTTCAAACGGAGCAGCTCTGGCAGACTCTGATGGAAAGTGATGCTGAAGTTCTCGTGGACACGTCGGGACCTCCAATGTCCTTGGCTGAGACGGGAATCCTGCTTATCCTCGGTATCTACCTCTTCTCTGTCCTCCGGGCCATTTTTGGATCTCGTAGCTCTGGTGGTATGGGAATGCCCAATCCTTTCGGAAAGTCCACAGAGTTTACTATGGATCAAGAAGTTGAGACTCGTTTCACCGATGTTGAGGGTATTGATTCTGCCAAGGAAGAACTCGAGGAGATCGTAGACTTTCTCAAGAAGCCCGAGCGCTACTTTGGAAGTGGTGCCAAGATCCCCCGTGGCGCCCTTCTCGCTGGTGCACCTGGTACGGGTAAGACTCTCCTCGCTCGAGCCATCGCTGGTGAGTCTAATGTTCCCTTCATCCAGTGTTCCGCTGCAAACTTCGTTGAGATGTTCGTGGGTGTTGGAGCGAAGCGTGTACGCGAACTTTTCGAACAGGCACGAGCAAATCAACCATGCATCGTCTTCATCGATGAGATTGACGCAGTCGGTAAGAAGCGCTCGGCGGGTGGTATGCCCTCCAACGATGAACGTGAACAGACGATCAACCAACTTCTCACAGAAATGGACGGTTTCGATAATGAGACTGGCATTGTAGTCATTGCTGCTACAAACCGTGTCGATATTCTTGATGATGCTCTACTCCGCCCAGGTCGTTTCGATCGTAAGATTCAGGTAACTCTCCCCAGTGTTCAAGGGCGCAGGAAGATTTTGGGTGTTCATGCGAGGGACAAAACGTTGGATGACACCGTTGATCTCGCAAATATTGCTAAACAAACTACAGGGTTTTCTGGCGCTGACCTCGCTAATCTCCTAAATGAGTGTGCTATTCGTGCTGTCAGGGATGGTGATGGAATTATCACGAACGATATCGTTGAAAATGTGTATCAACGTGTCGTGGTAGGTGCTAAAGGTGATGTCAAGTTTTCCCTTCGTAAAAAAGAGCTTGTGGCGTACCATGAGGCTGGTCACGCTATCATGGGTGTTCTTGTTCCGAATTACGACACGGTTCGCAAAGTGTCTATCATTCCCCGAGGTGCTGCGGGTGGTATTACTTTTTTCCAACCCTCAGAGGAAAATGCAGATTCTGCGATGTACACAAAGGAGTATCTCCTTTCTCAAATTAAGGTTGCCCTAGGTGGTCGTGCAGCCGAAGAGATCATCTACGGAAAAGATAAGGTAACCACTGGCGCCTCATCGGATTATGCGATGGTGTACCAGATTGCACGTGAGATGGTGACAACATATGGTCTTGGGAGATACAAGTTTGACTACCGAAACATGTCTTCAGATTCCGCCGCACTCGTGGATGATGAGATTGATGAGATTGTCTGTGAATGTTATGACGATACTATTCAAACTCTAAAGACTAATATGTACCAATTGGAGCGACTCAAGGAAAAACTCATCGATGAGGAGATCGTCGATGGGGATTGGGTCTATGAGCTTTTTGGTAAGGCGAGATGTGACGAGTTTGATTGTTCAGTTAGTTTTGATTAGTAACCCTGTTGGAAGGAGGAACCGGTGTATTTTCCGCGGTTGCGGGGGAGACGTAAAGCATATTGAAAATTTTTACAACTACACTCTTAGTCATGGGAATACCCTTAGACATCATACCAGTCACCATCTTGACGGCACCAGATATGACCGCTACGGAGGTCATGGGACCCGCCATGATGGCGATCATAGTCATAACAAAAGCGTAGGGACCGAGGAACTTGGCGGTATTCTTCATACTACCAGTCATTACACGAGTGGTCTCTCCCACATTCTCAGCACCCCCAGCGATAGTTTCGGTCACGGCAGCCGCAGTCCTTCTCGTATTGGCAGACGTCTTGGCGATGACGTTAAGGGCATTTTCGCTCACACCAGTAATTGACGCGACGGTCTTCACGGGAAGGTTCGTGAGTTGGCGAAACGCATTAGAAGCGGCCGCCTTAGATGCGATGTTCTTGGCATTCTTATTTACGAGACGGGCGCGATTGAGTTCTTTAAGGGTTATGGCATTCGCCTTGCTGTTAATTTCGAATGCGAGTTCACGGAGGTTGGTGAGAGCCGCCTTTTGTTGAAGGTTCATCTTTATATTCTCGAGAGCGAACCTCTGATCGATGGCCTTCGCGTTACTATTAAACTTCATACGTTGCTGCTTAATACCCAAAGCGAGGGTAGGAGCATTCATTGCGAGAAGG